TCGCTTCCCTCCTATATCAATTTATGGAGGAATCGAATCAGTCGAAAGTGGCCGAAATGAGTCGGTGTGATTGTTATCGCAAGATGCGACGTTGCGCGGCAGAGCGCATCTGGGCTTTTTTTATATGAAAAGAGCCGCCTCATAAAGAAGCGGCTTAGTTTCTCAGCGCTCGGGAGGACTCGCGCTAAGTCTGATATTGCGCACTGAGCCATCTGAGCCTGTCCGGATCGCGCTCTCGCGGATATTGGACGCCTTCGGGCTTGTACATCTTCTGAGCTGGGCACTGGCCGCAGCACCAGAACTCGGAAAGCGGGTCATATAGCTCCCCGATGTCGTCAGGGGTATACACGCATCCTTCACAAAGCTTGACGGTGAACTTCTCCCGGTGTTCGAGATAGGTCATGTGCCGCCTCCTGTCAGAGAACTTTGGGACCATTCCCCAACTGCGGGCGAGAGAGCGCGTTGTACAAGTTCGCGAAAAGCCGGAGGGGTCTATCCGGTCGCCCGCATGTGGGGAGTGGCCGCTACTGGAATTGTAGCGCTTCTGTGGATTACTGCTTGTTGCAGATGTGGACAGTGTATGATTTGGGCATGGAATTAGGGGACATTCTGAAGGAGCGGGGAAATCGGTACGGAGAGTTCAAGGATAATGCGGAGATTGCGCAAGCTTTGAAGAATTGTGTCCGGCTATATCCTGGGTGGGATAAGCTGGCTGATGACCAGAAAGAATGTTTTGATATGATTTTTGCAAAGATGAGTCGGGTCCTTACAGGCGACCCAGACTACGCAGATAACTTCTCTGATATTGCAGGCTACGCGCAGCTTATCGTCAATCGTCTTCTTCAGCAGTAGTGTCGTCAGCGCAATCTGGTGGGTTTGAGAGAAGTCCCATAGTTATGGACGATACAAAACGCCGTCGGGTCCGATGAATTGATGATTGAAGATGCGCGGCAGGTAGTAATTGAATTTGCCGTCAGGGAGTAGAAAAAGCACCATAAAACCCTGCTGCCAGTTATTCAGCGAGCCTTTCATGTACTTCTGAGGCTTGCAAAGGCAGCCAATGGACTGGCCGACGTGAACTTTGTCAGGGTGAAACTCATGCGCGACTGCGTGACACATCATGTCATGCGTGTGGCCGTAGAAGATGTTGTCTCCATACTTGTTTGCCATCTTCGCTGGGTGGTATTGGTTGGTATATTTACCGTGTACGAAGTTGGCTTTGCCGAGAGAGAAGGGCTCGTTGTTGCTCCATGAGCGTATCCATTCAAAGCCTCGTTCTTCGAGGCGTAGGGCATTCTTCACAGCGTAGTGGCCGTCTTTCAGCTCAGGATGCTTCTTGAAATAGTCCTCAATGCGATATTCGTGATTGCCCTCTAAATAGACGAAACGGGCTTTCCTATTGCGCTTGCGGATAATAGCCTGGTGACGGTCGAGGATCGTATTGCCTTCGAGGTAGTCTTGATCGAGACGCTTATTCTCTTTCTCGCCGGGAGAGTTTTCGTTGAAGCGGGAGATACTGTCGAGATCCATGAAGTCGCCGATGTTGACATAGCCGTCCCATTGGTGGGCGCGCATATACTTCTCGACTGCCAACATGGTGATAGGGTCTTCATACGGGACTTGCATGTCGCTGAGGATTATCCAGCGCTCTATTGAGTTATGTTTGGCTTTGGCCAAGTGGGTCTCGGCAGTCCCCGCCGACTACGGCTCTCCAGCGCTTCGCCGAGAGCCGAGGTCGAAGGGTTACAAGCGGACACCTGCCATGGTGATGCCGCCAGCCTTGTAACGCTGGTAGAGGGTCCAGATGATGCTGCCGAAGATGGCTAGGCCTTCGACCATGGCGTTGAGTTCGTCATTGCCGAGAGATACACCAAAGCGCGGGAGGATGAGGGAAAGCGCAATGACTATCTGGGCTGCGTAAGTTGTTGAGATTGGCATGATGATTTCATTGATTAATAATGCCGACCTTTACGGAGAGTAGTTGAGGTTGAGGTTCTTGAGCTTGCAGACCCATAATTTGCCGTTACCGGCTTTCCACTGCCTGCAAGCCCATCGGATAGCATTCTCGGGGTTCATGGCATCGGCTATCGTCGCGAAGTCTTTGCCGGGACCGATATGCCAGTAGTCATTTATCTGCGCGATGCCGTAGTCGGTGCTCGATACGTGGCCATTGACTATGTTGGGGTGTACACACTCGGGGTTGTAGTCGCTCTCGCAGTGTATGGTGCGTGAAAAGTCATTCTTCTGGTCTACGGTTAGGCCTTCCAAATCACAGAGCGCTCGCACGTTGTGGCGGCAATTTTCCTTCGTATCCCATGACAACAGTGCGTCGGGGTCTATTGGTTGTGGAGTTGGCATAGGGTCGGTGGCGTAGACAGGCTTCTTAAATATCTCCTCAAGTAGCTCCGTGAACCAATTCATGAGCCTTTCATTTAGTATACCGCATCTGCTGAAGGCAATCGGGAATTATCCACGGCCTAGTGACGGCCATGGTGGCGAGTGAAAACCACCGCCATGTTGCCGGATCGTACGCGTAAGCCTCCTCAAAGCACTGCTCGAAGACGTTAGGGGTCATATAGACGTAGCCGTGGTCGCCGAAGTCAGAGCCTAGCCAAGGTTTCACGCGTAACCCTAAGGGCGTTAGCTCGTAGATGGCGACATTGTGATACGTGAAACTCCCTGCGGGCTCTTTCAGAAGGCCGTTACTATCGGGGCTATTGAAGCTCTCGTACCAGCGAAGCGCAAGCGAGACACCTGCTTTGTAGGTCGTCATGTACTTGGTGATGTCATCGAATGAGTGAAGGGACTTCACACCTTTCATGACGTGCTCCTGGGCGGTGGTACGGTCATCTACGGCATAGTTCTGCCAGTTGGCGACATAGAGTTCGCCTATGGTCTTGGCGGAGAAGTCTTCGAGGCTTATCGGGAGGAGGCCGTAGAGGATCGCTGCTAGCATTCCTGCATAGGGGTCGAGGCCGTTGGTGTTCGGCGGGAGGTTCATGATTTTAAGCGCACAGGCGTATACGTAGTCAGGGTCGTAGAGTTGGCCTGTAATATTCCCTACGATGTCAGCGACGCTTAAAGCGACGCATTCAGTCTGATTGCCATCGGTAGTCTGATTTGGAAATTGCTGTAGGGTGTCGAGGTTCATATCAGTTGATAGAAACACCGCCCGCGAAGAGGGCAATGATGTCGTGCCAATTATTAGAATTCATGCCGATGACGATGCCGCCGAGGAGGACAAGCGCGATGATTATCTTGCGCACCTTGCCGTTGGTGAACTTCTGATTTTTGTCGAGCGTGTCCTGCGCCGTCTCGATGCGTGAGAGCGACTCGCGTACGTCCTTTTCAAAGCGGTCGAATTTTTCTCGTTGGCCTTCCCGGTATGTCTGTTCTTCGGTGGGCATATGCTATGATTGCGGGTATGAAATGGCTCTGTTCGTGGGGAATACATAGGAGCGATTGGGTGTGGTGCTCGCCGACTGCGTATGCGTCGGTGTTCCGCGTAAAGAAGTGTTCGAGGTGCGCATAGCTACCAATTGCCCCAGAGGATGAGGCGGAAGATGGTCGGTTGTGCTGCTACTACGGCTGAGAATGGCGCAAAGGAAGCCATGACGACTGACTGATTGCCGGAACTCCCTATATTGGTGATGAGTGAGGTGCTGCCTGCGGGATGAACTAAGGCACCGCCATCGAAGCAGCCGAAGCCGTTGGCGTTGGTCGCACGAGCGGTAGTCCCTGCTCCTGCGGTCGGTGCGCCGATAGAGTTACCCTCGAAAGCAAAAGCCCAAGAGTTATCAGCGATCGTGGTTAGGCTCGTTGTGAGCGCGGTACACGCCGTACAGGTATTCGGTGTCGCGGTGGCATCGGGCTGACCGGATTGCGCGACCCCGGTATAGCTCGCGGTGCAGGCGAATGAGCTTTCTATGCCTGCGGTCTGCGTGATGACGATGCTCTGCGACCCGCTTGGCGGGTTGAGTAGGCAGTAGAGGTACGGAATACCCACGCCGGAGACGAAGGTGCCGATGCTGTAGCGGGCCATCGCGGTCCCCCCGTAGGTAACCCCGGTGATGTTGTCAGTCGAATGGCCATTGATGAAACCCGTGCAGACGATGGTGTTGTTTATCGTCGCGGTGTGATTGGTGGGAAGCGTGCAGGTGGTCCCCGTACAGCTTCCGCTGTATTCTGCCGCATCAAACGCTATCGCCGCTAGAGCCGGGCTAGGGATGAGGAAGAGGATGAGGAGAAGCCAGCGCATATCAGCCCGTGTATTCCTCGCCGTATCCACAAGAGACGGTGGTCACCGTGTTTGCAGAGTAGGTGCCGATAGCGATGAAGATAGGGGCGAACTGCGTAAAGGAGTTATTCGAGGAAAGAGTCACTGGCACGGGTACGGTAGAGAGCGCTTTGGCTTGGATGTAGGTCGAGGTCGATACACCGTTGCCGACGGCGATTGTTGCCGTGCCACCGACGACACTGCATGCTGCGTTATCGAGCTTTATGGGGCGTGCTCCATTGATAATCATTCCCGTGTCCGTGGCGGAAGTCGATGGAGTAGTCGTATTCCACATGAATGAGACAGGCATGATATTCGGGGCAAGTCTTTGAGCGGTGCCGTCGAAGTAGGAAATGCCCGATGACGCGACTGTTGTGTCGATTGCGATAGCGCCAGATGCGTTGAGGGTGGTTGATGCTGCGGATGGAGCGAAGAAGGAACCGGAGGCAGATAGATTTGTTGAGGATGCACTGACGAACGTCTGCTTTGCGGACCATGAGTTGGCATTCGCAAGATTAAGTCCTACGGTTCGTGCTGCTGCTCCGGTGTAGCTGCCGGAGAAGGTAAGTGTCGCATCGGTTGCGCTGAGAGCGGCGAGTGTGCCGCCGAGAGAAACGCCGGAAATTGTAGCTGTGCCGCAGGTTGTGCCGCCTATTGCGCTTATCGTCGTCACGAAGTTGTTGGCCGAGCAGGCAGAAGCGCCGCCATATGCTCCTTCAAGTCCTGCCGCACTATTGAGCACGAGAGCACTCTTGACGCCCTGGTTGGTTATGCTCGATGAAGCTGTAAGTGTGCCGATGGTTGAGGTGGCAGATATGAGGCCAGCGAAATCTTCAAAGGCGGTTGAAGTAGCGGAGACTTGGAGGGTCCCGTAGGTGGTCGGCGTGAATGGCCATACGAAAGAGATTTTGTTGTTGAACGTCGTCCAGTCAGTTGATGATAGACAGCCATTTTGAGAGCCGCTCGCAGCGGTGCAGTCGATGGAGAGCGCGCCGCCTATTACTGAGCGACCGGCAGTTACGGTTATGGCGCTAGAGCCAGCGGATACGGTGCCAGTTGCGACGCTGCCAATGGTATTAACCCCAGTCCAGTAAGGTATCTGGCCTATTGTAGGATTGGTCGAGGTTGATATACCGCCGAAGCTGAAGGTGAGTGCAGCAGTCGATAGTGTGCGTATGATAGGCCATATCGATAGGATCGATGTGGTGGCGACGCCTGTGCCGCCTCCGCCACCACCAGAGCATGTGCCTGCTTGTAGGATGCCATTGCTATCGGTACCAATGCAGCCGAGATTTTCAAGTCCGGTGAGACGTATAGTCTTGCCATAGACTTTCTGGGTTATGGAAAGAGAGGGTGAAGTAGTAGAAGTGAATTGATCTTGTGATGGGACGCCTTGAGCTAATGCGAGCGAGGGGAATAATAGCAATGAGACTAGTAGCCATTTTTTCATAGGCCGTATTTTTTAGCTAATCCTTTAAGCCCCTTTTGCTTCTCGGCATTCTTGCCTGAGAGGGAAATATCTATTGAGCCGTTCTTGATGCCGTCAATAACCTGTTGATGCGCGGTCTGCTCCATGATGGGGACGACGCTTTCTTTGATTGCCTTCTGTGTCTTGGTATGAGCGTCGGCGCTGATAGCGTGGTGATTTTGTATAGCGCCATGGAGATTGGAGAGGGAATTGAGGATGGCGCTCTGGTCGGTCTTCTCGAATTTGGGCAAGGAGGCGACAAGCTTAGTGAGATTGTCGAGGGCGCTCTGTAAGCCCTGGAGATTTACCTTCTCAGGTTTCTCTGGCTCAGGAATGACGATAGCGCGTATTGCGCCTTCAATGGCGTTGAGACGTGAGTTGATGCCGAAGAGTGCGGGTGTGTGGTCAACGGCGGGCGGCGGGTCATTAGGTTTCAGTGCTGCGACTTGTTCCTTGAAGGTAGTGGTGAGCTTTTCGCCCCATTCAGGGCCAAGGCCTTGTGGAAGGAAGCGATAGTCGAAGCGTGTTTGCACCAACCATTGTTCTGAGGTCTGTGCGTAGTTGGTGTTGACAGTGGTATAGCCGCTGTCGGTGTAGACGGTAGTGGTAACTAAGAGCCATGTGCCATTAGAGAAGGCGTTGTCCTGGGGAATGGTGATGAGGCCTGAGAACCAACGGTTGCCGTTGTCAGTTAGATTGACGGTCTGCAACAGCGCGCGCGTCTTTCCGTTGTAGACCTTGCATTGCACATAGTTCGTACCGCTATCGGTCGTGTCTTCGAGGACGCGGTTTATCGGATAGCTCTCGGAAGGATTGACGGGTACGTACATAGGTGAAGATTAGATTAATTATATCAGGGATTCTTTTTCTTCCATGTCAAATAGGACTTGTACTGGTCTTTGGTCATTGAGGCGGTGAGCTGCGTAGCGGCTGTGGTGTTTCCCTGCGAGACGAGGTCTTTGACTTTCTGGAAAAGCGTCTGATTAGTGAGGCGTGTGCGTATGGCCTTGTATGTGCTGTACTCCTTCGGCGTCATGGCGGCCGTTATCGCAGTAGCTTCGGCGGTTTTTCCCTGGGAGAGCAGGTCTTGCACCTGGAAATATTTTTGCTCGGTGTCTGACTGATAGATGCCTTTGGTGCTTACGCCGTCGAGGAGTTCTTGATAGGCGAGAGATTTACGGGAATCGGCGGGGAGACTGTTGAATATCGCCTGCATCTTTTCGAGGCGTTGCGGGTCGTCGGGTGCGATGGCAGCTATGGCCTGTTTGGCGCTTGTGACGGTGTTACGTGCCTGTACAGTCGGGTCAGAGGATGAGGTTTTTGTGTTGAGCCCTGCAACGTTGATAGCAGTCTGCGCGCCTGTCTGCTTTCCCTGCGCCTGGTTAACGGCGGACTGGATGCCTATAGGAAGCTGTCCTTTGCCTAAGTTTTGTATGCGCTGTGAGAGTGCGGACTGTGGGACATTCGGATTGACTATTGGGTTGCCGTAGAAGTCCTGGTTGTTATAGGCGGCGATTGCGGTCGAGAGTGCAGGTGAAAGGCGTGCTTCGCCGTAGTGCGTGAGGTCGTTCTTTGTGCCGAGGGGGTTCTGTATCCCGATAGCATCGAGAGCACCGCCAAGGGGCTTTGCTGGTTCGGTGAGGAATGTCTGTGGGTAGGTAACGTCGAGTTTTTGGCCTTTCGGGTTGGTGAGATTGGTCTGTGTAGAAGGTGCGATGGTGTAATTAAGGAGTATCTGGTGGAGGTTGGGGAATTTGCCCGTGGCTAAGAGGGTACCGAGGGTTGAGAGTGTGCCGATAGCAAGTGATTTGCCGATGACGGCTGTGCGTGCAAGATGACCGGCATCGCCGCCCTTCGATAACGCATCTCCTATCAACTTGTATTTTGATGCGGTAAATTGTGGGGCAAGAAGAGCACGGGAGAGCCATTTAGAAGTATTGGGGTTGATGTTCATGGTGCGTGTGTTCACCTCCCCCATGATGAGATTTATTTCTTTGGCCGTGGCTCGTCCGGCTGCGGAGGCTGGGTCTATCTCACCTTTTCCGAACGCCTGGTCAACGAGGTTGAGCTTGAGAGTGTAGAGTTCGCGGTCGAAGATGGCGCGGGAGGTCGCGTTGAAAGGGTTTACTTTCGAGCGGATGGTGCTCGGCGGCAGACCCCTATCCATGTTCACACCGGAGCGAAGTCCTGCATCAAAGACGCTGTAGCTCTTGCCGGGTATCTTCTTCGCCTTGAAACCATCAATGATGTCCTGCGTCGCCTTCTCGCTGAAGAAAGAGGGAAGGGAGGTGGTAAGCCCACGAATACCTTTAATTGGGTTAAAGATGGAAGCGCCGGTGTAGTTGGCGCTGATGTTTATAGAGTGGAAGCCGGAGAAGTTGAGGATGGTGTGCTTGAGGCTACTGTTGGCGTGGTCGTAGAGCGTGCTCACAGTGTTGAGCATCCCGTTATCCTTCATGCTCTGCCAGAGAATGCCGTAGCTCTTAGGGTCGGTTGGATTGAAGCCTTTGTCTTTGGCCTGGTCGAGAACGTCGGTGTTCGTAAGTGGCTCGAAACCTTTGAGCTGCTGGTGGATGGATTTGTCGTAAGAGATGCCTTCTAAACCGGGAATGTTGCTGTTGACGAAGGGTTTGCCTTCAGGAGTCTGACCGTAGCCGCTCATGCTTACCTTATCCGGTGCGGCTTCGTAGAGCCCTTGCTTCAAGGCCTGGCGGCTGAGGACGGTACTGGCTGCGTTGTAGTCATGCTGTAAGTCTTCGAGGATGGAAGGATTTGCGCGCTTGAAACCTTGCGCTTCGCCTTCTGCGTAAGAATTGAAGACACGCGGTTGTGCGCGGTAGCCCTTGTACTCCTGCAAGCCTTTCTGCTTGGCGAGGTCGTTGAAGCGAGCCAAGTCTTTTGGGTCGCTCAAGTCCCAGTTATGCGGGATGTAATTCGGCACGCGCGGGGTATTGCCGCCTGCAGCGCGGTCTGCTGCCAAGCGAAAGTCGTAGTAATCGGCGAGTTTGGTGAGGAAAGTGGCAAGCTGTTTCGGGTTATCGGCTTGTGCGGTTATCTCATCGAGCGGTGAGCCGTGCTCGACCTGGGTGCCGAGCTTTAAGTCATTGGCAGAGAGGCTTTGGCCTGCCTTGAAAGCGTCTTTGCCGCGTATGTTTATCTCGTTCTTGATGCGCTCGGAGTTGACTATGGTGCTGTCGACACGCTCGGCTTGTGTGGTGCCGGTTATCGGCAATTCGACTTTGTTCGTGGTATCCTGTGGAGATGATACAGGTGCGGGTTCTTCTGGTGATGGGGCTTTTGGTTCTGGTGCTGGGACTGGCTCTTCTTGTGCGAGCGGGTTCTTGACGAAGCCACGTTGGTCGCTGAATGCCTTCTTGAAGGTGTCCCACCAGCCGTTCGGTTGGCGGGGCTGTACGGGTTTTGGCGGCAAAGAAACTTGCGACGCATTGACTGGCTTTGATTTGCTGAGTGAGTTGTCGGTTTGAGCGTTAAAGGTTGCTTCGTTTTTGGCGGCTTGCGCAGCTACGGCACTATTCTTCGCATCTGTGATGAGCTGCGCTGCTTGCTTCTGTGTGTTCGGCGCTGTGTAGCCATTGTCGGTCAGGGTCTGTTTAATAGTTTCCCAGTCTTCAGCGCCGACGTTGTGCCCGGCATTTATGTGGTCAGCGAAAGATATGAGGAGTTTGCTTTCCGGCTCGGTCATATTGCCGAGCTTGAGAGCAGTTGTTGCTTCACCACCAGAGACACCGAGGACGAGGTTAGCGAGTTTCTGTACTTCGGGTCCATGGATAGCAGGATCGGGGTTGGCTAGTTTGGTAGCGTCTATACCATTGGATGCAATCTTTTGCTGGTATGGTTGCCAGTTGCCGGTGCTGAGGCCGGTGAGGATGTCAGGAACTGCACTTTGCTTGTAGGCACTAGAGACTGTGGAGACGGCGGAAGATACGGGGTCGTAGCTGGCAGCTTGCGAAGCAACAGAAGGTGTCTTGACCTGGTCGTAAAGGCTGAGGGGTGTTGGGTTATTAGCAACGGCTGGTGTGGAGTTAGCCATCGTAGACCATAGGTTGGCGGTAGGGATCGATGTCGAATTGCCGAGAAGGTCGCCCCACAAGTTAGAAGTCGGTGCGGTTGTATGGGTTGAAAGATTTGGTGCGGCGAAGTTGCCGCCGCCGCCAAGACCAGGCAATTCTGGTGAGGAAGCTGTAGGTATGACGCTGTCCCAAAGTCCCATACTACGGAGTTTGTGCGCCGCCTGAGCCTTGATTGTTGAAGTCGCTTATTGACTGCGAGAGCCACGTATTTGCAGGATTGATGTAAGTAGAGAAGGGATAGTACTTGAGGAAGTCGCTGCCTTTGCCGCCTTGAGATACCCAGTGCTCGTACATCTGGAGATATAAGTTCGGGTCGGCGTACTTGCCGTCGGCTTCTGCGCCTTGTGATGCGGAGGCTTTGAGTGCTTGTGCGCCCTGGTCAATATCATTTTGTGTCGCGACAAGGTTGCCGCTTGTAATAGTACCGCCGCTAGGAACTGATGGGCTGTTCGTCGATGTCGGGCTCGTCCCGGTCTTCGTTCCCGGCGTCGTTGCCGCCCAGAACTGATGTGGCTGGCCCTGGCTGTCTACCATCGTGACGGGTGAGACGCCTGGCACGGGATTACTAGAGTAGCCTTTGGCAGCCATGTTCGATGAGAGGGTGGAAAGCTCCTGCGCGTAAGTGGCGAGGCCGAGCTTTTGCTGTATCTGCGCAGGACTATCATTGAGGGTTACGCCCGCTGTGGCGTAGAGGAGTGCGGTGTTCGGGTCGAGCATCGCTTTCTGGATGATGTTAGCGGTGTTTTGTGTGTTCGTGACTGCATCTTTGAGTGATTGGATTTGATTGTCGATGTAGGTCTTCTGGTCCTTGCTGAGGCTGTCAATCTCGCCTTGGGTATCTTGCTTCTGCTGCTCGTAGTAGGAGACGACCGATTTGTAGTAGTTCATCTGGTCGGTGTAGATGCTCGTGATTGCGTCCGTCGCACTGGCAAGCTGCTTCTGGGCATTGCCTATCTGGTTATTTCTCGCGGCCAAGACCGCCTGTATGACGCCAGCACGGGCGCTTACGTCGGTCATGGTCTGCGAGATGCGCGGGTTCATGATGGAAGCCAAGCCCGTCGTGTTCTTCATGTCCTCGATGATTTGATTGCCCTGCGTGAGCAATCCATCCATTTCGTTTATGAGCGACTGGTTGGCGTTGTAGTTGTCCTGGTATTCTTGCTGCTCTTGCTGAAGGGCTGCTTGTTTCTGGGAAGTCTCCTGGAGCATCGTGTTATCTTCGCCGAGCATCCCATTATCGGAGAGCTGCTGTAATTCCTTTTGCTGTTGGTTGAGCGCGTCGATTTGGCTCTGGTAGTTCTGCGCTTGCTGCTGGTTGGCCTGCTGATACTGTGCCTGTTGGCTCTGAAGTGTTGCGCCGATGCCGGTAAGATAATTGGAGATAGTTTGTGCGGCTTGTCCTGAGGGGGGTGAGTAGGAACCGTTTGAAGTCGGCGGATTTATGGGATTAGAGACCGACGTATTCGGCGGGGGTTGGGAACCAAGCGGGGTTGCACTGAAGCTGGTGATATTGCCGTTGGCGTCAGTTGTCGTCGTTACATTCTTTCCCTGCACGCCTGCCAGTTGTGTTTGTTGTGCGGCTTGAGCGGCCGCAATGGTGGCCTGTGAGGCAGGCAGTGCAGGCTGAGTATTGAGCGTCACCGATGAAGCGGCTCCTGTCGGAGTGCTAAAGAATGAGGGGTCGATGGTACTTATGGTTGTGCCACCGTTATGAGTGAGTGCGGATTGCACGTCACCGATATTATATTGCGGAAGTGAGGAGATATTCACGCCGTACTGGTTCTTGAGGAGGTTGAGGCCGGTCGCGTATAAGTTGATGTAGGCAGCGCCCGATTCATCCCAATTGTTAGCGCGGCTGGTTATGTCAACACCGAGGCTTCGCGCTTTATCGGCCATCGCGGCAAGGTTTGCATTGTAATTGGCATTGTTGCTGGCGAGTTGGGCAGGAGTAGCGCTGCTGAGCGCGTTATAGTCGATGCCGTTTTGTGAGAGATAGTTCTGCGCGAATTGATTGATGTTGAAGGACTGAAGATTGTTGCCGTTTATCGAGTAGAGCTGCGGCTGCGGTCCGCCGCTGCCGTCAATGAAAAGAGAGCCTGCGCCTGGGAGATTGACAGTGAAGGGCGTCGGGTTGGCTGTTGCGTTCGGATTTCCTCCTGCTGCTATTGATGGGTCCATAATTTAAAGTCCGGTTGTGCGGGACACTTCATAGAACGAAGTGCCGTCACTAATAAATTGCACGAGCGCACTCTTGCTGGTCGTGCCTACCAAAGTGCCGCTCGGCTTGAAGTTCGTGCCGAAAGTGATGGTGCGATTTGCCGTCGCGTCGTTGGTGATGATTATGAAAAGCTTCTGTCCTGCGGTGCCACCGGAAGAGGCGTTTATGGTAGCGTTGCCGATTGCATTGGTGGTGGTCGTGGTGTGGAGGTCGGCTTTCTGGGTGTCGAGTGCTATCGTAGAGGCGTAGGTCATAACATCAGCGCCAGAGAGCGTCAGATTTAGGCCCCCTACCGTTATGTGAAATTGCGTGTTCTGGCTGTCGAAACTGACGTAGCCGTTGTTGAGGCCGCCTGGTGTTGAGGTGAAGCCACCGACCTGCTGTTGGGGGGCCTGTGCCTGGAATGGGACTGGTACGGCGACTTGTATGCGGGAAGGTTGTAATGGAAATATTGGGGTAAGGTCTTCCATAGTTATGATGTTGTTTCAACAAAGTGGCCCGACACGATTATCTTGCGGATGGTGCAATTATTTGATGAGCTCCCGGTAGACCAACTGACAAGGGCGGCGAAGTCCTCAATGGCAGTGAGGCCTACTTGCTTAAAGATAAAGCACCGTTTGGAGGCTGATCCAGAGATAGATAACGTAGTCCCCGTCTTAGTAAGTTGGTCTGCGAGGATGGCAACGGTACAGCCTGCATCACTAGAGAGGGTTTCGGTGAGCACGGTAACTGTATCTATGAAGCCCTTTTTGAGGGTCTTGATGACGGGGACGACGATGCTGCGCCATACGGCATCAGTGTGTAGGCCTGAAAATGCTGCAAGGTGATTAGTGCTGCCTGTACTACAGATGTAGGCGACAATTGGGACGCCAAAAGGATTGGCAATGGCTTGAATACTAGGGTTGGAGGTCGTTGTGCCAGAGATGGGAGAAAATTGGAAAGGGAAAGATGGGGCTGCTGCGCCTGCAGAGTAGATGAATGCGGTCTTAGTGACGCCCACCTGTAAGTTAGTGGCAAATAGTATCATCTCTCGGTAAAATGCCTTCATTGTAAAAGTCGGCAGTTGAGAATTGAAGTGTTGTAATGGTTCTATCTGGCGGCCCTTAATGTACCCCAAGGTGGAAGGATTACTGGTCGTTGTGGACGAGTATGTGAGAGTTCTGTAGGTGACATACACAATGCCATTGACGACTTGGAGAAAGCCAATCTGGGTATTGCCAAGGTCTATCTGGTCGGCGAGTTGAGAGGTGGTAGCAGAAGCATCGTAGAAATATATGACGGCGTGCTGAAGATTTACTAAACCGTAGTTTACGGCAATTACCCATTGATTGTTGTTGAAGACAATATCAGCTACCTGGGCATCAGAACCAAAGTCCAGTTTGTTTGCTACCAGAGTGGTAGTAGTGGAATTAAAGACACCAACATAGCGTCCATTGCCAAAGAGCATAAGGTCTTGCTGAACAGCGACAGGATGCGGTGCGGATTGAAGGGCTGTTGCGCCTGTGACGGTGGCAGAGAAGTAGGTGTCATCGAAGGTAGTTGCGAGGTCATATTTTCCGCAGTCAGTGCTATGGAAGTAGTAAAATGAACCATTGAAAAGTGTCCCGGAGAGACCTGTATTGCTGCCAGCAGCAGTAAATGAGTGGGGCCAGATACCGGTATTCGTGACGGTATTACCGGCATCAATCTGATAGAGTTTCCCGTCTGCGATGGCCAATGTGTAATTCCGGAAGCTAGCGTCGTTACCTATTATCCCGTCATAAATGAAGCCGATGAAAGGATTTAATGTGGACCAGTTTGTAAAGTCCGAACCTATCCCAGGTCCTTGTCTGAGCTTGCCGGGCTCTGAAATTACGTCAATGAATGATGCGCTGGCGGCGTGGCCACTTTGACCGTACTCGGTTTTGCTATCCAAATACGCAAGCGGAGCCTGACCGACGTGGAAGTCTTTGAACACCACTTCAAACGTATCATCCGCTGCTTTAGTAGCCATAGTAGTCAGGGAAGCCCTTAGGATTTATCGATCCGGGGTTTTGGCCAAGAGAGAGTTCTCCGTAGTCGCTCTTGCGGAAAGAGACGGTGGGCTGCGCGTCGTTGTCACGCTGCGAGTAGAAGTCCACGAACTCCTTTGCCATGCCGCTGCCCGGTTGGTTATTTTCTAGGTCTGGAGGTATGCCAATCATGGCTTGCAGAGCGGCAGCGCGAGTCGGTATGCCATTAATAAGAGCATAATTCAGAGCAGCTTCAAGAGAGATTAGCCTATGGAATTGCGGGGCCCAGCCGGGCGTCTTCGTTGTATCAGTGTAGGTGAAGTAGGAAGCGCCCTGCTGGAACTGTACCTCTAGGCCTCCTGTTGAATTGTAATTTGGCGCTTTGTCTAGGTAGAGGTAGTTACCGAGAACGAAGTAGCCTACGGGCGTGCCGGAAGAAGCGTTGAGCTGGTTATCGCTCTGCTTACTTCTATCCATCCGCAGGAGCGTCACGAAGTTGCGGCTGCTGTCTTTGATGCGCACGCGGCCAATCTTGAGCCATGTGGCTTGTATGGCGTATTTCTGTGTGCCGTTTACAAGGTTCTGGGTTACATCAATGAGTTCATTGGATTGGTTTGTATCATTGAACTTCCACGTGCCATCAGCCTTCAGCGCGAGGGAGTTGTACTTATCCAGTGCGAAGTTGGCGTTTCGTGTGAAGGCTTTGATGGGGTAGCTGGTGGTGTCTGAGGTTTCATCTATGCCTAATAGGTAGCGGGCATCGCTGTATAGGTCCAACCCATTCGTTTCTGAGTTGAACTGCATACGCTATTGATTGAGGACGGTTACATTCAAACTGGTAGATGCGGCGGCGTAAACATTGATTGCGCCGCAGCCAAAGTCGCCATTTTCGTACGAGACGGTCGTACTCGCTCCTTGCCAGTGGCCATAAGAGCCGGTGGGGACAAGTCCGTTGAAGGAGAGCATGACGCCTTGTGCGCCGGTCGATATGACGCGGTTTACGCAATTGGAGCTTGTGGCGACGAGCTGTTGTACGCCTGAGCCTGGTCCGGCAGAAGAGGGAGAGGAAGTGGCCACACGCGGTACGGCATAGCTTAAGACGTTGCCTGATGCCTGCTTTGGTGTGGTGAAGTACAGTACGAAAACTGCCGCAAGAGCGACGATAGAGAAGGCTGCGAGTTGGTATTTAAGTGTGTTTGTCATAGTAAGTGTTTGGTTGTTAAGAGGCTAGTGGCCTCATCCCAGCGCTCTCTAGAAAAGCGCTGAGTGAAGCCATTAGTGAAGGACGCGGTATTCCACGCTCGTAGTGGCCTGCGGGAAGCTCGAAGTAGCTGCGCCGGTCAGGTTAAAGAGCGTGACGCCAATCTGGTTCGAGGTCGTCGCGTAGGCGGAGACGATGACGAAGCCGCCTGCGGGAGAGCCGGAGCCGCTGCTGTTTGCACCTGCGCCGACCGGGAGGTCAGCGAGGACGAGGTCGCCTGCTGCAACGCCGGTTACCGGGCAGTAGTACTGCGCGGTCGAGGTTGCGGAGAGCGTCGGTCCGGAGAGGTTGCAAGTGCCGCTATAGGCTGCCTGTGTGAATGTGCCACGCGCACCGACCTGGAGGCCGCCGGAGAACGTCTCGCCCTGGTAGTGGACCGGGCCGGTTGCCGAAGTGCCAAAGAGCGGCGACGGTGAGCCGAAGAAGTACAGGAAGCCGATAGAGAGGACTAGAACCGCTAGAACTCCGATGACTATGTTTTTGGTCATAGTTAGTGAGTTAAGCGATTAAGACCAATCCGATGTGCCTGCGTTTATCTTGACGCGTACCATCTCTCGTGCGCCGTCGGCGAAGGTCTTCTTGCCGTAGCCCATCATCGATTTGACGATGTCGCCAAATTGTTTGGGGTTGCGAAGTACTTCGACTTTCGGTGGGATTTGCACGATGAGGTCGATGCAGCGGCCTTTGACGCCGAAGAGTGCATCCTGGCGTTGGGCGCTCCATACGCTAGAGGCATTGGTCATGGATGCGCTGACGACGATGTCACCGTAGCCCGTGAGGGTGAGGTTGCCGGTGTTGTCAACTGCGGCAATTGCACGCTTATCACGAAGCAAGAATACGTTTTCGTCCGAGACGGCGATGTAGTTCGAGGTCGTTGTGGCAAGCGCGTTGAGCGCGTTGACGAGGTTCGTGCATGAACCGTTACCACCGTTAATCAAGATGTTGCCTGGGGTCGTGCCGAGGACTGTCTTGAAGGTGAAGGTAACGCCCGCGATTACGACTTTGTCGCCATCGGTAGGAGTACCGGCAACGGTGAAGGTCGCGGTGTACGGCAGGTTATTGGTGTACACGATGTCCCATCCGAAGAGGGTCGTGTAGTAGCCCTGCAAGTTCATGCGGTCTGCGACCGGAGAACCTGGGCGTCCTGCCTGCTGGATTTTGAGCTGATTGAGGAAGTGCGTACCGACGAGCGCCGTGCGACCCTCTTTCGGCGCATCGATTGCGTCGAGCTTGGTGTCTGCGGCGGTGAAGAAAAGCGGGACGGTGTTGGTGTTCACGGTCGCGTTGTTGCCGGTTGTGCCTCCTACGTTGCCGTCGTCGAGTGTCCACTGTGCATTGGTAACTTCCGCCATAACCGCCTGCTCAATGGCGTTGTTATGGTTCTTCATCATCTTATTCGAGATGTTGGTCCCGAGGTCGATAATGGACTGCCTTTTTTCCGTGTCATCGATAGTCACCATGGAGGCAGACCAGGTGCTAATCGAGAGAGATTCCTTAGAACCGTTGACGACCGTTGCCGTGATGTCCGAGCCGGGCGTATACGTGGCGCGAGCTGGGTAGGAAACGATGGTGCGGTTTACCGTATCGCCTTCTCCGGCGACAAGGTTCCTGAGTTCTGTGCGGGCGATTGCAAGCGCTGAGTTCTCTACAAAGAGAGAGCGCTGTGCCTCGCGTGCCCAGAAAGCGGGATTAAGGCTAGAAACTGAGTTGAAGTTTATAAGCCGTTTGGGAGCTGACGGCAGTTCGTCCGCTAGTAGCCCTGTTTCTGCGCTTCCTTGAGCCAAGCCTGATAAGCGTCGTTGGACTTCTTATAAGCTTCGGGTGAGGAAGTATCGAGTTCGGGCGGATTATCTATATCGAACGATTTTTTGCCGCTTGCTCTGTTAGTTCTGCTGATAGATGCGGCTTCATTCTTTTGCTCTGCCTTCCAAGGCTCGATATACGTATTTACGATATACGGGTCTTTTGCGGCGGCTTTGACGCTCTTTCCAGTTATCTGTGCTATGCGCTGTATCTCCTTCTTGATGTCATCGGGATATTCCATGTCATCAAGGTCGCGCTGCTCTAGCGTCTTGGCGATAACCTTTGAAACGTCTTCCTGCTCTTGAGCGGCAGGCTTGGGAGGCGTAGACGCCTCTTTCGGCTTGGTAGCCTCGGTGCGCCATTTGATTTTCTGGCCTATTGCGGAAGAGAGCTTTGTTTTGTGCTCTACCTCTTTCTTGACCAGCTTCTCGATGCGGTCTGCGTCATTGGTCTCGTCGAAGCCGAACTCCTCAATGACTTTCGCGCGTATCTCTTCCTCCTTGCTTTGCTGAAGGTCAGCCTGTTCGGCTGCTAATTCTTCTGCGGAAACTTTGTTGTTTTCGTCCATAGGACTTGTTTTGTTTTATGAGGCCATTGGCCTTAAATAAGAAAACCGACTGCCTTCAAGCAGCCGGTAGAAACTCGCCAGAGAGCCACGACGCTTCTCGGACGAGCCTCTACTGGCGGCTCGAAGTGTGTCGTGGTACTCGCTATTCAGTTGTGAAAGTGCTATCGGTACCGTACCTCCATGCCGCGTGGAGCCGCGAATTCCTTTGCGAATTCAGCGAACTTCTCGCCATGGATTTCCTTGGTGAAGGTGCGGTTGAGCTGGCCGTCCGATGTGTGGCAGTCAGCAATGGTGTGCGGCGATGTCTCTTGTGGCGCTGTTGCAAGCGCTGCTTTTATTGGTGCTTCACTATCCTTTTTCTTTGACATATAGCGTTATTCTATCACACCACATATTCAGAGGGGTCAACAGGACTAGGTGTGGATTGTGGGTCGATAAAGGGCTGCAAGATGTTTAGAAGGGTATCGTAAGCCCGTTCACGGGCAATTACTTCGAGCGCTATATCTCCTTGTGGTGCAGTCTGGCGGACTGTGGTTAGGTCTTTAAGCTTGAGGCAGTGCATTTGTATGTAGGTCTGAAGCTCGCGCACGTCGGGGTTTTCCAGGAGCCTTTGGATTAGTTTGGGGTCCATCGTTCAATGGGGTAATTTTACCTGTTGCTAAATCGACCTGGCCTCTACCGTCAGGGAAGCCGCATTCACGAAGCTTGGAAGTGGCGAAATAATCACGTGCTTGTTCTAGAAGCCGGGCGGTTGCCTCTAGTTGCGCTACATAGCGCTGTGCGTTACCGGGGATTTGGGCAGTGTTTTGACTGGTAATCTGCACTTCCCATCGTTTAGCGTTCACAGCCTTGGTCATCTCGACCAACTCCATGCACTCTTCTTTGGTGAAATCGCGGCTCATAGCTTGATAAGCTCGGCGAGAGCGCGGAATTTGGCAATCTTCACGTCGAGTTCGCGGTGCTTAAATTCTTCAGTGAGTGCATTTAATTCAGTAGTTAAGCCATATTCCAGAGCTTCGACGGCTTCTTGCTGCCTAGGGGAGAAGTAGCGGCCACCGCGCATGAGGAAATCGACTTTACTGTGCAGGCCATTCAAGATGGATTGCTTATACGCAAGCGTCTCTGTTCCTTTCTCAGAGGCCGGTATCGCTGATACGTTCTGCTCGGCGCTCTTCTCGTTCTCGTTTGCGGCGCGCTTCGGCTTTCTTTTCGTCGTTGGTGAGGCTGTCATACATGTCTTGCCACGTCTGAACGTTCCAATTCGTCGTCATATTCAGTTCTTGTCCGGAAGCCGATAGCGGTCACATCAATCTTATCTGTCCACACATCGGTAATGCGGGCTTTGCGTTCGCGCTGTATGGCTTCTGCGATACTATCAGCTTCGACGGCTTTCTTGATAAAGAAGAGTGCCATTATTTTTTCTTACTGTGGTAATTCTTCTGGCCTGGTGCAGCCTGTGCTTTGCGTGCAAGCATGCCTATGACGCCGCCAGGAACGCCCTTGGCTTTGAGCTGTGCGGCGCGTCCACCGTGACCGAGCGCGTTGCTTTTTCCGTGAAACGTGCCCGTCTTCTTGATGCTCGCTTTGACTTTCTTGTAGTCCATATAAAGTATATTAGTTTGCGGATAATTCGACCATGTGTTTCTCGAAAAAGCTTGGATATTCGTTGCGATAGCGGAAGTATATGGCCATCTTCTCTGCGTTAGAGAGAGGGTCGATAGTATCAGAGAAATAATCTTGCATCATTTCTTTGGGGATACCGAGTGTGGTGATGCCGTGGAAAGCTATGAGGGCAAGTCCTCGTTTGACTTCACTATAAATGCCGTTCTTCGTCTTATCGGGCATATCAGCGTAGGTGTAGCGCTTAGTCATAGTTACTGGACATTCGCATACTGCTTCTTCTGGGGTGCTGGCTTAGGTGGTTGCGGCCTTTGGGCGGTGGGTTGTGCGTTAGGCTGTATGGGCGACTTCTGTGGTGCATTCGCCATTTGTTGCCCTTGCGGTGCCATCTGCGGCGGAGACTTAGGAAGTGAAGCAACATCAAGTCCCTTCTTCGCCATCGCCATCTCAATCATTGCGGAGCGGCGCACGGGGTCTTCTTCGAGCTGAATGAAGGTGGAGAGCGTCTGCAAGTCCTGCGGCAAGGTCGAGTTCTCGCCTGTTATCACGACACTTACGCTTGGCTCGAAGTCCTCGAAGACCTTGCGTATTTCTTTCATTAAGAGGTTCGGGTGCTTTTGGAGGTTCTGCACTACCTGCATCTTGAGGGTATCGCATATGTCCTGCGAGTGGGGGCCGATTTGGATGAGATTCTTCAGATACCAGTCGTCGGCGATCATTGCGTAGATGCGGTCGAGAATAGCAGGGTCTCCGGTCAAGCGCAGGATGTCTTTGGTCTTCAGGTCCTTTATCATGTCAGGCACCCACCATTCCTCGAATATCTCGGTGAACGGGATGGCTATTTTCTGGCGGATGAAATCGAAAAGCTTGTTGCTGTTCTGGTTCAAAAGCGCTGCTTCCTGGAACGGCATACGCTGTGGCAATCCCTCGCCTGTCACTATCGGGCTTGAATTAGCGAGGTCGTTCATGTGCTGCTGCACACGATTCCATTCTTCAATGAGCTGCGAGAAGCCATGGAAGACCATGTCTATCTGGTGCAAATCCTCACTCTTTATGATGTCGCCATTCTTGAGGTCGCCGTAGATGTTCTGGATGATGAGCTTGTCTTTGGAGCCAAGGAGGAGCTTGGAAGCGAACTCCAGGCCTTGAGCAATCTGGTTGCCTATTTGGTTGAGGCGTACCTGACTATCAAAGAGCAGTTCGTAGAGACCTTTCCTGAACCATGTGCCCTCATAAGGGCCACGGTGAAACTCCTTGTAGATGTCCTCATTGCTCTTGTTTTTCAACTCTTCGGCAAAGAGGATGTATTCGATGGTTGCGCCGCTCGAAGAGGTGTCTTTGGCGATGCCGATGACGCGGGCAAAGACGAACTCATCCTCGTCGCCGTCGGCTGGTGTCTTGCCATGAGCGCTCTTTAAATCAGCTACGCTTATATCGCCGTGGCGCTCAAATATCTCGTAGAAGGGTGTGGTGGTGTTCTTGGCAGTTACCTGTGTTTCAGATTTGTAGCTGTCGCGCTTGCAGTCCTTGGCGGCAATTTTCACGTTGTCCCATACATCCTCCATGGCGCGTAGGTCTCGCGCTGAGAACTGGTGGCGCTCGATAACGGGTGTGTCATCGAGGCATTCAGCGGTCTGAGAGATAACGTAGAAATTGCGTAGGTCCACGCGCTCGTAGGTCTTCTTGACCTTCTTCCATACGATGTTGCCCCAACCGCTTCCTTGCTCGATAGCAGAGTTTATCTCCTCAGCTTGGCCGGTCTTGCGCAGATAGTCTTTAAGTTTGAGATTGGATATGAGGACGGGCAAATCGTCTTTCTGCGGCGCAGTCTGCCTATCGGAATAGATAACGATATCCTTCGTATCAAAGTCGATGTTCTTCACTTCATTGGCGATGCGTGAGCTGACGCCGTCGAACCAGAATTTGTAGTTGCCCTGGCTGTCGAATTTGCCTGTTGGATACGTGTGGCTCTCGAAGAGGGAGATGCGGCGCACGAGTTTATACTGGGAGAAGTCGTAGACATTGCCGACCTGCACGACTTCAGTGAGGTACTGCTGTATCTCTTCTTCGAGGACTTTCTTTAGACCAGCGGTGCCTTGATTGTCGATCATGGTAGTTACATGAAGTATACCATGTGTCAAAGGCCGCTATCGGCACGCATGGTAGTGCGTTCATAGCGGTTCTCTTGAATGCGCTCAGCGCTATACGCTTCGTATTCATTGGTGAATTGCGGGTGGACGAGCGCGGCATAGCGATGCTCATCGGCGTAGTTCGAGGTCCAATCATGCAGCGGCTTATTGCGGAAGGTCTTGGTCTCGTCATCCCATATCTTCGTGTATTGCGGTATGGCATCCCAGAAGTCGGCGCAGTGGGTCTTGTCTATATAGAGTTTACTGAAGAAGCGCCTGCCTGCATCAATGCCGTCTTGCACGGGGATATTGGGAATTACCTCAAAGTCGAAATTGAGGCTGCGGGCAAAATCACGGCGCGTCTGCTCGCCTGGTAGGGTGTAATCAGATACTTCGATGTCATGCGGTGCAAAGTGCTTGCCGTAGTTGTACGGCTTCTCGCGCACCAATTTTATCCAGTCTCCTAGCCCTTTTTTGCCGCCTGCAAGGTAGTCAATCTTCCTGACGCTAACGCCATCGGTCTGATAGAAGCCGATGCAGTTGAAGTCGTTCTTGCCCAAATCCCAGACCGTATGCACCAGGAGCTTCGGGTCATACGGTACATCTTTCAGGTGCCCGTTATTCTCAGCCCTATCTACTTGCTCCCAGTAGTAGCTCCCCTGTGTGGCCGAGATGAATGAGCAATAGAACTCCTGTTGTATCAAATCTTCCGTCATGCCTGCACGCCGCTCTTCCTCGATGTCTTCAGGCGTAAGGACGTGCGTATCGTCTACCGAGAGCTTCGATACCCACCACTTCGGGTTATCCTGTGCCATCGTAAAGAGCTTGTAGCCGTGGTTTTTGCCACGGGGCGTGTAGTTGAAGATGGCCCAGCCGCCGTTTTCGGCGAGGATGGGGCGCATCAAGTCCCATGCTTTAGGGTTCTGGAGGCTGTATTCGGAGAAGACTATGCCGCGGGGATTGGTGCCTACGAGCGTGTCAGGGTCTTCAACACCGACGATTTGGAACAGTGAGCCGTTCTTATAGCGCACCTGCATGGCAGTCTCATTGGGCTTGCCATCCAGTAGCTCTTTAGGGAAGTGGTCGAGGTACGCGACACCGTCTTTGCCACGACCTTCCCATATGGCTTTTTTGCCCTGTGAGTAGGTGGGGAAGGCGTAGTAGTAGTTGCCGACGTTCTCCCACATCTCACGCGCGACGAGGTTTAGGTCGGTCTTATCCTTACCGCTTCTGCGGTGCCAGATTTGAATGAGGCGACGGTGCCCGCTATCAAATGCTTCCCACAGCGGGCGCTGGTAGTCTCTAGGTTCGTAGAGGTGGGGCAGGCTTAGCTGCATATTTGGTGATAGTTACCTCGATTGGCCCTCCCTTCTCTCCCGTAAGCGCTTGTGGTGATTTACCGAATACGCGGTCAAGCAGGCTATCAATCGCCTTATTCTCCGGCGGCTTCACCGTGATGTAGTAGTACTTATCGTTGTAGACACCATCGACCAGCTCGCCGTTGCTGTCGTGCATCTGCGCGAGTATGTCGCCTATCTCATCTTTGTCTTCGACGATGACGTGCTCTTTGCCACCATTTGGTCCTTCGTCGATGCGGTAGAGGTAGGAGATGCCTTGCACGAGGCTGTATTGGTGCTCGAAGATAGGCTTGAGGCGTTGCAAGACCATCTGTTGCAATTGTGTGCGTGCAGCTTCACGCTCGATAGTCTTCGGAAGCTTCTTCCCTTTCTTTCTGCCTGCTCCTGGTCTGTACCCGCCTGCTGCCATAGGTGATTTAAAATCGCTTAATCAAAATAATCATACCACGTGCACATTTGACAAGCACAATTCTAGGTATAGGATGCTGTGCATATGGAGGGGTTTGCCATAGGGGTGGTCATGATGACTAACGCGCTGCGGGCGCATCCTCTACAAGAAGACACGCTCCTCGATTTAGATGCGCAAGTGCGCGCCGAACTTCTCTGCACTGAGCCGTTCTCCCATGCAGGCTTCGAGAAGTTCAATCCTGGTTATCACTACTACGGTGAGAACCTGGCGATGGGTGATGATGCTTCAGTATTTGCTACGCCACAGTCTGTAGTCTTGGCGTGGTACAAGTCGCCAACGCACCGCGAGAATATGCTTGCCAATCACTATGAGTATATCGGGGTCGGCCGTACCATCTGCCCTGACGGCAGTAATCGTGAGGTGCAGTTGTTTGGAGGGTTCTGACTGCTGACGCTATCGCCTGGGAAAGGTGCGTCGGCGGTCAAAGCCATTCAAATCAGCCAAGCCATGCCGCTAATGCCACGAGCGCTATGAGTGTGCAGAGAAATGACTTGACCAGCAAATCCGCGTAATCGCTCAATGGTAGCAGTACATTCAGCGTGAGATTGATAGGTACTGGTTGCACGGTGATGGTGTGCTGTGGTTCTGGTTTCAGTGTTTTGAGGGCTCGTGTCTTGGGCTTCATAATCAGATATTCCCCCACCAGACTGTCTCCGCTAAACGAACGCGGAATTGAATTTGAAAGTAAGAGAAGAAATTAGATAGTTTGGTGCGTCGGAAAGGGTTCCAGAATTGACCTGGATGTTTTTTTCTCCACCACAGCGGAGGCTTCGACCAGAATATAAGGGGCAGTAGGGTGTACCAATACTTATTCACGGCATCCCAGAGATCGGCGTGACCGTCTGTCTTCGTCGAATGATACTCGACACCATACAACTTAACGGCCTTTTTGGATTTCATACATGCCGAGGCTGAAAGCCTCATTGAGCGCCGCCGTTATCTTCGCTTCGGTGAGCTTACTGTCTCGCACGAGGTTCTTCGCCAGTTGGCACATACGTTCAAATGTGTCCATATACAAAGTATAGCTCACCACCTGCTCCTATCAGGCTCTTCCTCGTCGGGGTGTGGATAGTCGGCTGGCGTGATGTGTTTCCAGCCCGTCGGTAAGAGCGATGCTGGGTCAAAGCCAATCCATTCGCGCTCGGTCATAGCGTCTCTATACGCACGCTATCCCTGTCCCCCTTCTTCGCCTTAATTATTCCGGCAAATACATAGTCCGGGGTGTCGTTAGGAAGCATACGGGCGTTTACCATTCCATCCTCCAGCGACTTCGCCATAAAACTGCAATTGGTCCAGTCGAGAACCTTGCCTTTGAATGTGAAGGTGAAAGAAAGGAGCGCAGGCGTATATACCTTGATGCCCTTGTATTGCAGCATCGCCTTGTGAAACTCGCGCACTATCTCATTGCGCTTTGCCCAGTGCTTCCGAAGCGCAACATTGGTGGAGATTTTCACCGGTAACGGTAGATCGATTTGCATAAAAGATTGTGGGGGTCGGCCCTGAAAAGGCGCCGAACACGATTAATGACATGCTCCATGGAGCGATGCGTGCCGCGTCTCGTAATGCCACGCGCCCCCAAAGAATTGTAGCAAAGAAAAGGTCCGCGCAATCTCTGCGCGGACCTTAAGTGGGGATGCAGCGGCTACGAAGCAGCAGCGGTTTGATGAGAGGCGCGAGCCTCAGTTTAGTGGGGTCACCCTTGCGTGCCCTTGCTAGGTCGTTTGAGCCCTAGGCCACCAAGGAAGAACATTCTTTCTTCCGTGCTTCAGTGTACCACGTCGCAGGCGCCGTCGATGACCTGGTGCAGCCGCTTCGTGAGATCCGGCCGCTCGTCCATTTTTTAATTATCGCAGAAGAAAAGCCGCCCATTGCTGGAAACGGCTTATCCTGGCGTGCGCCTTGCGATTATGTCACGCCGCCATCTCTATCAGCTTCTTGGTCGCCTCTCGCGTACGGCGGCTTCTTGCAGCAATGAGTACATCGAATGCGCGTAAGGCTGCTTGATGCCCTATCTCCTCACTTATGATTTCAAGCAGGTCTAGGTCTTCTTCTCGGATGACGGATGGTACGGACCAATTCTCGCCAAGCTCTGTGTTGACGCTCTTACCGGTCACCGTCTTATAGGCGCGGACGATAGCGCCCACCGCACAGAATCTGACCGCGTCATCTGAGTAGGGGCTTGCGGTCTTCTTGTTGGCATCGACCGCGTAATTGCCCCGCACCCAATGCTTCTTGTCTGCGATGAGGGCGCGGGCGGTGATGAGGACTTGGGTTCTGAGTGTTGTGGACATGGGTGCCTCTTTATTTGTTCTTCCGTTTCCTTTTGGGATTTCTCGGTGAACGTTTTTCGAGGAGTTTGAGTATATTGCGGAAGTATTTGATGCGGACATGGGCGATGGCGCTTATGGAGCTGAAGTTTTCGGTGAGAGCAAAGAACTCAGAAAAACGACGTGTCTGCCATCGAACCTCTTGCAGCCATTCGTCTTCATATTCGCGTTGGGCTCTTTCCCCATCGCATTTACCCATGTCCGCATCCTAATTTCATCTATTGCGCTTGAGCCAACGGTCGCAGATTTCGATGAAGCAGAGACGAGGGTCGGGATACTCATCGCTGGCGTTTAGGTCGACGATCCCGTGATGAGGCCAGAAGTTTCGCATGGCAAATTTGTCCAAGTCCTCTCGAACAGCACAGAATACACGATATGCCGAGGGGTCTTCATGGATTGATCCATATAAGTCAGTCACCGCTCTCTCTACTGCCCCAATAGCGCAGAAGCGCGATGTAGAAGGGTCATTTATCCTGGTTTTGTTGCCATGCGTATCAGTGAACGCTCCAACGCGAACCCATTTTTTAGGGTCGGAAAGGATGTTACGAGCGTGCTCGACTACCCGATATTTCGGATTGAATACTTTTTGCGTTACTGTCTTTCTGGCTTTACTGGCGACATATAAGCACATTTGATCACTCCTCACTTAGCTATTGCGGCTGAGCCACAAATTGCAGATTTCGATGAAACACAGACGTGGGTCGGGAAAGTCCTCGCTTATATTGAGATCGATGATGTTGCGGTGTGGCCAGAAGTTACATCTGGTGAATTTGTCCAAGTCGTCTGTGACAGCATGGAATACGACGCGTGCCTTGTATGCTCGATTTGTCTCTTCAACCTCGCGGCAATACTCAGGATCGTCAGGATAAAGCTGATGCTTGTAAGAAGAGTAGATAGGGCCGTACAGGTCAGTGACAGCTTTCTCTACAGCACCGATGGCAGAGAAGCGAGCTGCACGAGGATCATCAAGGCCCGTCTGGTTTCCGTCCTTGTCAGCGAATGCGCCGATGCGCACCCAGTTTTCGGTATCTGCCAGGATGTCGCGCGCGTTCTGAATGACGCGATACTTCGGGCTGAATACCTTTTGAGTAAGGATACTCTGGTTGCTTTTTCGAGCGGGTGCGGACATGGGTCCTCATGCGATGTCCGGGCGAGCACCCGAAAAGAGTGCTCGTCGCGTAGCTCGTCTGGTGTATAGCTACTTCTGCTTGTTGGCCGGGCCTTCGAGAAGCAATGCGTCCTCGACTGCAGTGGTATCGAACTCAGCGATGAGATGGAGGGCCTGGGTTTCTTCATTCCAGCCGACGACAAGAGGATCGCCGATTACAAGGTCTTCCACGCGTTCGAGACTCCATACCGGCGGCTCGGCTATCAAGAATATCTCATCGAAGATATGTTTGACTTTCTTGATTTTGATCTTGATTTCGGGGGGAATTAGCCCTTGGAAGCGAGCGGTGAGATTATAGGCATGATGACGACGCATGTCGGTAAATTGCTCCGCATGCTTCCTCAAGACCAGCATCATATCCTTGTAGCAATCTTCGATAGGTGCGGGTAATTGCGGGCTTACGATAAAGGTTTCGCTGATTGGGTCTTTCTTCTTTGAAGTAAGGCGCTGTTGGTAAGAAATGCGGAACGTAGGCAATTGGAGCGTGAAGATGGCGAAGGCAGGCCAGCTGTCCTTTGTGCGCCATGTGCGTAGAGCATCCAGGGAAATAGGGGGAAATAGTTTCGGGAGAGATGCTAGAGCTTCAACTCCGTACAAGTCTTTGACGAGATGCGTGGCTCTCAGTTCTGCGAGTATGGACGGGGTCGTATCACCTCTCGCTTCACTTACGACGCGTTCAAGCAATCCCTGTGCCATGGATGGCTCCCAAGGTTAGAGGTTCCAGGATATGCTCGATAGGCTTCCAGCTATAGCAAAGAAAAAGCCCCTCGGAAAGAGTCCAAGAGGCTTTTATTGGTGACGGCCCGCCGGTCCGACTTTCGAGTGATGCAGCTATCGAGCTGTACGTCAGACGCGGTGGCGCACCTGCACCACTGCCGTCATAGGTTAGTGTACCACGTCGCAGACGCCGTCGATGATGCTGTGAAGTCGTCTGGTGAGGTCCGGCCGCTCGGCGACTTTGCCGGTGAGGGCGAACGTAGCAGCGTTGAAAAGTCTCCAGGCTGAACGAGACCCCCAGTCATGTGGCGGTTCGTCATATGCCTTGAAGACATGTGCGATGGCTTGTACCCCGATGACTTCCTGGCGATACATCTCCATAATCGCATGGTCCACTTGTGAGAGGACGATGGGCGTGCGTTGGTACGTCAAAAGCTTCTGGTTCTGAGCGATGCGCTGCAATTGAAGCGGCGCTACGATCTCAGTCACCAGTCCCGGCAGTTCACGTTTCGCTTTGACCGTGTGCTTTCGCTTGATGATGTGCTCGCCGACGAAAGCAGTGTTATCGCAGACGAAGACGCGGGAGCCAAAGGCGATGCCGATAGGAAACGACTTGTCGTGCGAATTGCGCAAACCGACAACATCTCCGTAATCACCGTAGGGCGACTTCAACGTCATCAGGCCGAAGTAGCGCATGCCGTCCGGCATGATCGCATGGTCCTCCTGGACGATCTCGTGTCCATGGAAGCCGAGCGTATACCGGACCAGCTCCACGATTTCGTGATGCGGGACCGGCATATGACTTTCAGTAGGTGCAGGTGTTTGTATGGCGCGAAGCTCGTCATATGAAACGGCGTTAGCGCCCGCATGCAGCATGAGGGTCATTGAGCACTCCTTGTTTCAAAGAACTGAGTGCTCTTAATGATACCGCACTTATTTCTTATTCAGTGCGAGCCAGAGCTTTGCTACTGCTTCGGTGGGGGTTGCGCCGGTATAGCGCTGCGTGATCAATGCTCCGTCGTGGGCGACCCACTTAAATCTATCTGCTTGGTAGAGTGTATCGAACTGTGCGCCACACGCCTCTATGAGCTCTTCGAAAGTGGGAACGATAAACCAAGCCTTGGATGTGACAAATCTGATAATGTCTGTGGAGCTGTCCTTAATTTGCTGCTCAGTGGCTTCCTTCATCGGAAACCCCGCATCCTTGAGCTGCTTTGCAAGCTCGTAGTTCATTGCCCCTAGTATATCACAAACGGAAAAGCCTGCCTCTCAACGCGGGGGCGGTGGTGAGAGAGGCAGGCTTCCGAGTGGCACTTCACTTAGAGGCTCACAGCGAGCGCCCGAAGATTCTCACCCCAGCCGCCCCGCGTCAATGGTTCCTGAAAATAATTTCTTTTGCAGGAATAGGGCGAGCTTATATAGGGAAAGAAAGAAAAGCCGCCCGGAGGCGGCTATAGAGTACGTTTCAAATGTTCGAGCCGTTGTTGCAGTTTTGTCGCCTCGGCTATGGCTACGCTTCTCGCGTCGTAGCCATTGTCAGCGACGTACTCCACGTCATCACACCACCGCAGAAATTCCGCGACAGCGCCTCGGATGGGCAATAGGCGGGACTTCACTAGTCCTGGGTCGATCTCATTGCCGTGCATGGCAGGCTCCTTTCTCCTGCCAAGGATTTTATCACGTAGCGCTCTTATCACTTCAGCACCTTCGCTATGAAGGGATTGAGTGCCTTGATGCCCTTGGTTTCGCGTTTTGCTTTGCGCACCTTTGCGTTCTGAATCTTCATTGCAGTGTCGAACTCCTTTTTTTCAGCTCGCCTCTGTGCCAATATCTCGCGCCATTCGTTTAGGGTGTAGTCCCCTTTCTTGTACGTCGGCTCGTAGGCTTCCGGTTCTGGCGCAGGCGGAGTGTAGTCGGCAGCGGCGAGCAATTCCTGATGCTCATCCACGGTGCGCTCGTATTGGCCTGAAGGAAAAGAAGCCCCGCTAGATGCGGGGCCAATGTATTTGTTTTCCGTCTTCACCGATTTGCCGACCCTGGTAGTGCGCTGCCAGTAGTCGTAGAGGCGGCCATTGATGTTCTTGGTTACTTTGTAGAAATTACCCATTTGCCGCCTCATTATCAGCGGCAATCTGCGCCTTGGTCCTGCGTGTGCGCTTTTGTTTTGTGGGTGCAGGTTCGCCGGTCTTAGTGAGGGTATAACCGAGTAGCGCCGCGCGCTCTTCGATCTCGGCAAGCATCGTCTTCTCCAGCTCCGCTACTTGCTGGCGTGCGGTCTTTAGTTCGTTGGTGTCCATCTATTCCTCCATCGGTTGCGGACAGAGGAAAAGATAGGAGGTCTAAGGAGGGAACGGAATTTGGAGCGATATGGTGCTACTTGAGTTTGATTTCGCGCATATTATCGCAGCGCTACAACACCCTTCTCAGCCATCTTAAAATTCCGACCGTAGCGTATCTCGCGATAGACAATGCCGCGTATGCCTTCCTGCCAGTAGTCTGATTTCTTTGCGTCTGGATAGAACTTCTCAATCTTCTGATAAATATCCTGCCAGCTTGCAGAACCTCCATTCTTTTTGAGTACCTGTTTCACTGCTTCCACTTTAGTCATACAAAATGAAATTAGCTTGTATGCATGCAGTGTAACGCGAGCAAGCAAACAATCAATATTGACACCAACCCATAAATATCGCGCAACAGAAAGGGACGCATTAGCGTCCCAGTCCTTTCACGATGAACTCCGCCGCTTCGGTCATCTTGTCGAAGCGCTTCACGTCCTTGACGAGCTGTATGGCGTCGCCGGTCGTCCTCGAATGCTGGAAGCACCACCACAACTCTTTTCCCGGTGTCACCTTGAAAGCGTTGCGGTAGCAGATGGGGCATTTCCCCTCGTACTTCTGTCCGACCTTCTTAAGCTTAATACCGAGAAGTTTGCAGACATCGACCAATGGGTAACGCTCTCGCACTTTCTTGAAGTCATGACGCATGTTCACCTCCGTTGCTTGTGCATTTCCTCTGCCATTATATCCTGTGTGTAGGAGCTTCGTGGGTGTGTGGGGGAGTTAGAGATATTGCGGGGTAATTTCCGCACTTTTGCTCGACCAGCGAGATGGCCATTATGCTGGAGCCTCCCCACTCATCCATGAAGCGATGAGAGAAAGAGGAGCCTTACATGGCACAGAATAGTAGAAATGCTCCTGCTACGAAGGAGAAACGTAGGCCGCAGTTCAATCTGGCGGGTAAAGTCACGAGGGTGACTTCTGACGGGACCAAGCGACGCTGGATGGATATGGGCGTCATGTGGTCGATACCGGCTGACGAAAGCGGTCATCCGCGCTTCTCGATTACACTGAATGCGCTGCCGCCTGCCGGATGGGATGGCAGTCTGCTCGCGTCCAAGTGGCTTTCACCGGAAGAGCGGCGCAAGCTGCTCGACGAGATGAACGCCGGCGAAGAAGACGTTGCGGATACGTACTGAAATATGAGGCCTCGCACATCTGCGGGGCCTTTTCTTTGCATAGAAAAAGGGGAGGAGCATCGAGGTGCCTAGTCGATAACTCCTCCCCTCGGCTGACAATCAGTCCTTGCGACTAACCCGGGTCAGTAGACTGACATTAGCTCGCTGTGTGAGCCTCCACGCTCGGTGGAACCGTACTCAGTGTCTGCCGCTCTAATTCTATCACCTCTTTATCAGGTGGAATTTGTTGAGGGCATACGGCTCGTAGCCGACGCGCTCAAAAGGCGTCACGAACGACCAGCCATCCGCAGGCGGGTATCTCCGCTCACCGCCTTTATCTTCAGTCTTGTGGTTGCCCCAGTCGCGCCATGCGCGGACACCGATATACGCACACGCACCTATCTCCTCTTTTATGATCTCGAGTATGAGCCGCTTCGCCGTATCGTTCACCGTAGTTATCGCCTGGAAATGTGCGGTCGTACCGTACCAGTTCTTCCATACTCTCGTCTTCGCAAATTCCCGCATCGCGCGGATTTTGTGCGTCCAGGTCTGCCGCCTATTCGTCGGCTTTTCAGAATGCTCGGTCGAGCGTCCCTGCTCGGTGTCGCGGTCAATCTCTTTGAAGATGAAGGTCTGCGCATCATTATGTAGGAGCCAAAGCGGCCCTTTATTGTTGTTGTCATAGAAATGCTTACGGCCATTCAAAGTCAGTTCGTGCGGGTTCTTGCCTTCGCGGATGCGCTCTAGAAGCTCCTTATTCTCCACAAGTCCAGCCTTGAGCATGTCGGGCCAGTACCGCAGTTCGAACTCCTTGTCCTCATCGACACCGAATTGAAGCGAGAGCGTGTCCATGTTGTCGAGCACCTGATGCTCGAAGCTTGCAGTAGAGTGCGGGACATGGATGCGCAATTCGCGGTCGGCCTTCTCTGAGCGGCGCCATGCACTGTGTTTGCTGATAGTGGTATTCGGCTGATCGCGCAAAACGTAGCCGTTCTTTAGAAGTTCCCGGAGATCATCGCTCACATTTGGATGGAATTGCCTGCCCACTCTCCGGGCGAGGAAATGCCCGGGGGTCCAGTCGTCGAGGGCTATGAGGATGTCTTTGTGCGCGCGGGTGAGATGCATATAGCGGAGATGGTGCGTCGCGCCTGTTTCGCCAGGCGGTTGCTATGCTCCGATATGGTCATGGTAACACTACTTCTTCGTTTTGCGGGGAGAGGATGTGGGTATGTCATCGTCTTCTGCTATACTGGCTTTGTCACCTTCGGGTGGCAGGATTACGCGAGGGCCACGCTTGTCGTGGTCTTCGTGCGTTTGTGGTAGAGTGGAAGGTACCCACTTAGCGGGCTCTTGAGCGGCTTGTACAAGCCGCTCTTGCTTTGCGATTTTCTCCAGCGCCCCATACGGCACGTGCACCTTCATAGCTCTCTCGGCATTTGCGATCTGAAATATCCACTCCAGTGTATTGAGATTTTGGATAGCCTGGCCAGTCGTGCCGCGCATCTCCCGCGCCATCATGTTTGCGTTGGAAAATTGAAGCCAGCCCGCCGCCTTGATACTCGTATTGCCATTCACCGCAGCTTTGACTTCATCTGGTATCTGGTCGAGCATCTGTGTCGCACTAAAGAAGGAAAGTTTTAGTTTCCGGGCTTCCACAAGCAGGCGCGTACTCTGATGGTTGTATATATGCGAAGCCTCGTCGCAAATGAGATAACACTGTTTCCGTTTGTGCTCTGGAATACGAAAGCGCGCGAGTGCCGCCATAAATATCTGCGATACGATGAACTGCATGAAAATAGGAAGGCCATACTCGCCAAGTGTGTTTTCAGAGCCGCGTGCTAACACTACCTTCTGGCCTTCCATAGCAGCTCGTGCATCAAAACTGTTGTGGTCGGCCGTAAACATTTTTTTGAAAGCGTCCGAACCCATGGCGCCGTAAATCTTTACGCTAATTGCGTTCTTCGTCGGGTTCATATCCGGGTTGTAGAACTGGTTGAGAAAGAAATCTTTATCGTCGTCTTCGAGCTGTTCGATAGCGTAGAAGAATTTGCTGTCCTGGGGCTTCTTAACCCGTTCATCCATTATTTTTCGTAGCGCAGTGAGCGACGGCTTCTCTACCTTCTCGAGCAAACGCAGAATATACGGTGTGATGTTGTTCTGCTTGTCGCTTAGGCCGCCAGTGAGCGTGGACATAAGGTAGCGGAACGCCTGAAGCGCATCGGCTGAAGTAGTATTTTTGAAGTCGAAGAAGTTTAAAGGCGGAGGGTCGGTCTCCGGGTCTAACACTACAAGGCGCTCGGGTGGAATGCGCGGCTTGAGCTGCTCAAACCAATCGCCTGCGGGGTCGAGGATAAAGAGGCCTGGCTGCTCCGGGTCCTGGAGGAACTGCGCTACGAGATTTGAAAGCAAAACAGTCTTCCCATGACCTTGCTTAGCGCACGCGAAAAAATGCTCCGAGAGAGCTTTCTTTGGGATGCGGAATTGGACCTGCGTATATTGTAGAAACTCGTAAAAGATTGTCCCGCTCAGATAAATGCGGATTAGCTCTTCAGGCTCTTCGTCAATATCTGTCGGTGCTGGGATGTATTTTTTCAGACGCTCGTATGGACTGATCTTGTGATAGCTATTCTCGTTATCAAGCAGTTGCTTGCGTAAGGAATAATGTTCACTGCCAAGCTCGCGGGTAAACTGCCAGAGTATCTCGACAATAACGCGCTTAACATCAAGCACGTTGTGCATCGGGATAGTCATTGAATGTGCGACAAAGCCCGCATTCACTTCATCCCGTAGCTGCGCTTCCGTTATTTTGTATTCATCCGGCAAGTGCCGCGTGATGATGCTCAGGATGCTATAGAAAGCCTCTACGGTATGCGCATCATTGTGGCCGTACTCCATGCACAGCTTGTCGTAGTTAAAGAGTACGCGAAACGGAGGTACAAGCTTATGTGTGTCGAGGAGCCTTGCAATGACACGCTCGGAGAGCGTCATATTTCGTATCGCTCTTCTGTAGTGCCTCGTATTTCTTGCGCCTCCTGCTCTTTGGAACGTTCCATGACATTGCGCATCGTATAGAGCCGTTGGAGGAGCTGCTGCTTTGCTACTTCCATATCACCCATGCTCGGGAAGTCTACTTTTCTTACATACAGTAGTGTTATCCCGCAATACTGATGGTTGACGCCTTCGAGCTTCGGATGCGGATATTCAAATAGGAGGTAGTCTTCCATGCCGCTACGCTTGAGGGCATTGATGTCTTCCTGTGAGAGTTTCGCATCAATGTGCAGCCGCCATTTGCTGCCTCTATGCTCGGTACGCAAGCTTACTTCCATCGGGCCGCTGTGCTTGGATTTAGAGATGAGGCGTTTCTCGCGGAGTTTTGGATATATTATGAGAAAGAAAATCCCGGTTGCGATGATGACGCACGCGGCTACAACAACGCCCCAAAAATACGGAGCTATCTGTGCCCAGTTTGTATAAATGGCATAGCTAATAAAGCCAGTGACAATAACGAAAGCGCCAAACTTTACTTCTCCTTCACTCATTTTCCCCTCCCCCGATTGTGAGGATTGTGGTGCCTGCCCGGCCGCCCGCAGACTGCAAGGGTCAACGGCATTTTAGGTAAAAACTCCCTTGCGGTCGAGGACGGGTGGGCTACTTTTTTTCGCACAATCGGGGGTTATTGCATTGCGTGATGGATGTATGTGCTGAAGCCGTCGGTATCTGGGATTTTACGGGCAGCGAGTGCGAGTTCGTAGGCATCCTTGTAAAGAGCGCCATAGCCAATCTTTTCGTCTTCATGAGCTTGCGCGGATGCAACAGAGAGCAGTGATCGGCGTAAGCGTGGTGGTAAGTCGTCTAAGGATTCTAAACCAGCGACTAAGCGTTTTTGTCTGATAAGGGATGAGTGTGTGTCGCGTCCGTAGAAGCCGAAGTCGGGGATAATGAGCTGTCCTTTATAGTGGCTGATTAGAAAAAAGGTGAGTGCTAGAGCTTCGAAGTCGCCGAGTTCTGCACGATTGATGTGCGCGAGGATTACTCGACCGGGCTTGAAATCAAACTCGTGTTGCTTCGGACAAAGGACGCTTTCAAGGACGGGTGAGAAAAGTATGTCGTTTAAGACGCCAAGAGCTTCGGCGTTCGCGGGAGTGAGCTCGTCCTGTTCGGATTTCTTCCAAAGCCACTGTTCTATCTTGGCTATGTTCTCAAACTTTTTTGAGAAGAGTTGGGCAAGTGCTCGGCGACCATTACGCACGGTCAGTGTGTCCTGTCCTTGCGGGTACAGAGTGTAAAGGACAGTCGCAAGTTCGCGGGCATCTTTGCGCGAGATGTCTTTGATTGGATTAAAGCTATGCCGGGTAGTGTTAAAAGTGAGCGGCCTGAACTTGGCCGGTACGGCCGGTAGCTCGTCGGCGATGTATAGAAATCCGTCTTGGCAAAATTCGCGCAAATCGTTTTCGATGAATTCGTCTTTTGAAAATCCGACGAAAAGTTTATTCATGGGCGAGAAGACAGCGACAAGCAGAGCTTTGCCTCGCGGAAGAGTGCTTGCAGGAACTTCTCGCCGCGAAATAGAGCTGTCCAGATATATTATCCCACGAAGTGGGATTGTCCCCGCCTTCGTCACGGACAAGCATATACAGCATATATAGCGCCGTGACCCAATGGCCGTCCCGAGTGAGCGAAGTTGTCCGGTAACGGACAACGATAGCGAGCCGGGTTTGCCGTACTTGGCTTATAAGCATATAGAGCAAGGCAAAAGGACATTGGGTCACGGAGCGAAGCGGAGTGACGAAGGCGGGGATTGTCTATGTATGAAGCTGTATGTTCGGCATGAGAAGATGAAGGAAAAAGGAGCATGATAGAGTTTCGTGCGTATGCTTCCTGACGCTTTTGTGGGAAGGAAGAAGGCGGGGTGTGGACGCCCCGCCTTCGCTCCTTCTCAGGAGTCTATGCGTCGTTTAGCAATCTGCTGCTCGACCCACTTCGTGATCTCGTCTTCGATATACACGCTGCGAGAATTACGATGATCCCCCAGCCGAAGCCGTGATGGGAATTGCATGCGTTTCTCTCGCCGCGCTATCTCCGAATAGCTGAGCTTCACAATATCGCGGACTTCGGCTTTAGACAGAAAGCGCCTAACTGACATCACACGAGTCTCCAGGGTTGGAGCATCGCGCGATGCGAGTTACGCCCACACGGACGCGTAGATAGTCTAATAGCGCACTCGTGGTGCGTTCAAGTCCTTTTTGCGGGGTTTATGGGTCCGGGAATAGCGGATGTGGAGGGCCCATAGTTCCTTGAGTTTGTGAGCGTAGCATTCGTGCTCGTAGCTGGCTTTGTTCAATCTCCCTCGGTATTTGTGCTTTGGGGTGTGGAACTTGCCGTGTTGGTCGTCTGCTGCGTGAGAGCGATAAGCCATGCTTGGTGGTCCTCTAGGGGCTTTCGCATTTGCTCAGTAAAGTCGTGTCTGTTGTAAATTCTCTGAATTTTCGGCATCGCATGCTGCAACACCCTCTCCGATAAAAAAGGGTCCGTAAAGCGGCAAAGGTTGGTGCCGACGGTCCTGCGGAGGTCATGGTGCGTATAACCCGTTACTTTCGATAGCTTGTCGAGTGCGGCTTTATTTTTGGACCAGCCATTACTGAAGCGCACCTTTGAGAGAAGTTCGTGCATGTACGGTGTTATCGGCAGCGTATGCTTGCCGGTCTTGGTGTCCTCGAAAGTGCAGAGTGTGTCGGTAAGGGTCTTAGGGCCTATGGGCTCGCCTTTACGCAGGCCCAGGAGCATGATGAGCCGGATGATGGTCCCGTAGTTTCCCATCGCTCCTGCGGCCAAATAGACGGCTTTTAGCTCATTATCCGTCAGGATACGGTCCCGTTCGTTGGGCTTCGAGGGGTTCTTGAGGCCAGCCATTGGGCTTGCTGTGATGTAGCGCGGTACGCACCAAGAAAAGAAAGTGGCCATGCTTGCATGGCAGTGGTAACGCTCGGCTGGGGTGTCTTTCAGTTTGTCGGTTATGGAGAGGATGTCGCGGGCGGTTATATCTTCTATCCTACGATTGCCGATTGCAGACTTTAGATGGGCATTAAGGAGGCGCGTATAGTCGCGGTGCGTGCGGTCTTTGACTGAGATGGCTGCGAGATATTTCTCGATTGCGGTAGCGACGCTTGAATTATCGAGAGGTAGACCTAGGGGATTGGTAATCTTTAGGCGTGCCGCCTCTCGTGCCTTTTGCAAGGTTAAGGTCGGGTACTGGCCCAGGGTTATGCGCTTGCGGTCCTTACCGAGCATCACTATGAAAGATTTGGAGCGTGAGCCGATGCGGATGCCAAAGCTCGGCAGAAGCGTGTCGTAGACCGTGTACTGTGGGTGCTTTAGAGGAAGTTTGGCAATGGATAGGTCGGTAAGCTTTTGGGGCATTTGAGGCTCACTTCTAGGCTCATGAGAGCCTGAAAAGAGGTGGTGCGGCCTGAGATGATATGGAGTAACGAAGCCGCAAATTATCCAATGGAATGTAGCGGTTAGCAGGTAAAAAGTCTAGTCGGTCCCGTAGCTCAGCCGGATAGAGCGGCGGTTTCCTAATAATTAGTCCTCGTCAATAATTTCAATTACTTAGAACTAGCTAGGCTCGCGCTAGGCTCCTCGGTTGATATGGGGCTATATGATGCGCTCCACATCCTTTATAGGCATCGTAAAGAACGGATAGTCGCCGTCTTCGTTGAACGTAAACGCCGCCCACGGCTCTTTATGGTGTCGTGTATCCAAGCGAGGGATGCCATAGTCATGGCTGATAAAGGCGTAGATGATGGTGCCTGGTGTGGCACGCTTCTCGACTATGGATTGTTTGAGGACGCGGTACTTGGCGATGGTGAGGGGCATATGAAGCTCCGAAAGTTTGCGCGCGCATAAATACGGCATGCCCAGTCAGTCAGCACTGCGGCAACTGTGGGCTCTGGTTTCTCTATGAAAGTCCTAGGACGAAGCTATGCCTGCTACCATTGTCCTCTTCTAAGGATGTCATAAGCGGCGCTCTTCATCGTTACGATGCCGTGCAGACTGAGATGGGTGGGAGGCCATGCCGAAGCCGTTTACCCCACCATTCCAAGACACTACATCTTGTCTGCCTACCATCGTGAATGAGTTTCATGTTCGTGTGGGCTGATTGAAGCGGGCCAGGCTAGTTATTTCCTGTAGGTGCGCCGTCCCCCGTCGCCAGGGGTCACGATTGTAGCCTTGCGGCTTTACCAGCGTCTTTTGGGAAACCTAAGACATACTCCGCTTCAATCAATCCACACAAGGCAATCCCCTCGTGAAGGGCAGTTTAGTGAGATGGGACTAGCGGGGCCTCGCTCTCTTGGGAGAGAGAACGCTTCTTGTTCAAGGAAGCCGAGAACCCGTTAGGCCCACCTCGTTCGAGGTGCCCTTATGCTCGTTTCTAGGATGACAAGGAACGCAAAAGACCGCCAACAAAGGCGGTCTCAGTCAGTTACTATATTGGCGGCGTTATTTGGAGAATAGGCCGCCGCCGACACAGAAACTGACTTGTTATGCCTATTCTCCATAACGCACATGATACCACAATGAATTAATCGCAACCTCATCTTGCCTGTGTATTGTGGATAGCACGGACGGAGCACCCGTAAGAGGCTCTATGATTGACATCATAGGAAAAGGCCGCGTGAGGGCGCGGCCTTTCTCCATTGTGGTTATCTTACTTGCATATATTCCCCATCTTCACGGGAAGCCCCGCTATAGGGTTCTCTATGACGCTGTAGAGGTCTGTCAGGTTGTCCTCGCAGGAATTGTTCGGACCTTCATACCCGTCCATCCAGAGTGTTGCTGCTGCTGGTGCGTTGTTTTTGGGATTGGAGCTATGAAGCTGATGGCAGGGCTGTGTCTGCGGGCTGTTGCCGTCGCCGCACTGGTCTGCTGCTACAAAGTAGCATTGTAGTTTTGGGACGTAGAATTTGGTGCTATAGGCGAAGTCGTCCGTCTCTTTTCCTCCAGCAAGAGAGAAGCCAACCGCTATCGTCGTGGGGTTGTTGTAAGAGCAATCGCCGCCAAGCGTACCTGTGTGGCTGCCCAGGTCTGTGCGATTAGAGTTTGCTGGCGTGTTGTCGGCCTCGCTGTAGAAGGTGAGGTAGACGTTATTAAGGGAGATGCTTGTAGAGTCCGGCGGGGGTAAGGGATTTGGCGTAGGCGATGGCGCGGGAGATAGTGTTGGCGTCGGGGATGGTGACGGGTGTGTCACTGGATAGTTCTGCTGGTGATGCTTGTGGTGGTTGTGTGTCCATGCGAATGCTGAGACTGGTAAGAGGGCTGCGAGCAATGCCGCAGCGATGAGGGTGTTTCTCATTAAGTGAGTGGTAAATTTTGGTAAGTGCAGAAGCCCCCTCTGCTATTCACAACGCTACCATGGAAAACGAGCGTATGTGTGCTATGCTGTGGACATGACAAATCAAGCGGCGGTTGAATTAGGAAAGCGGTCGTGGGAAGTTCGTAAGCGGAAGATTGACAATCCGTCGGAATACTTTCGTAATCTAAAATTGGGAAAGACAAAAAAGGGCTCTAAATCAAGGAAAAATAGGAAAGTGGGGAAAACCCAGTCGCGCTGAGGTTGCAAGAAAACGAACGTTCGTTTAGTATTAAGCCTCAGAGACAGAGCGCGACTACCTCACCGGTCATTAGGCCATGAGCACGAAAGCTGGACAGGAGAGTGGTGCGTAGGCTGAAAAGCACAGCTCGTCTCTATTGTTCTTCGTCAGATGTGGATGGGGGAAAGTGAACCCTATTATTGCGGCAGCCGTACTAGACGCGCGGCTTCTAGGTTTTTCCCCATCCACATCTGACATCAGCATCTCTAATTCCTAGTCGTTGCGATTGCACAGGGTCATGAGTGCAGGGCTTAGTACGACTAGGGGTCAGAGGTGCTGAAGCAAAAGCCGTTATTAATATCTCTTTCGGTTTAGTGGCACGTCAGACCACGTAAAAATTCAACTATGAAGATTACGTACATGGGTGAGGATGTGAAACCTCAGCCGCGAGATAGGAAGACGAAGCGTTTTAAGAAGTCTGGGGCGAGGAAGTTAGCAATAGCTCTCCTCGTAGTGTTCGGGTTTGTAGGGTCGTACTTTACGATAGGGACGTATGCGGAAGATATGAGCGGCAAGCTCGTCGATGCGATTGCAGATAGTGTCTTGCCGCAAGCGTATGCGAGTAATGGCGTAGACAGTAGCGCCATTGCGGATGTCATCGTAGGCAATCGCGTGGATGCGCTCAAAGATGCGCTCGTCGATGAGCTTGCAGCCAAAGAGAACGGCGACGGAAGTGCGCTTCCCGCGTATGTCGATGACAACAAAGCAGGAAGTCTATCGCGCAAGGACAAGGTAAGCTACGGTTGCATGTCGTACAAAATCTCGACGGTGCAAAGCCAGTATCAGACGCTCTATGGAAAATCGTTGAGCAATCTCGATGCGGTTTTGCTCGCGCTTGATTGTGGCCGTGCCAAATCGCTGGCGAAAGATGCGATATTCAAATTGCCCGGCGCGCTGTGGAATTGGTCGGCTGCGACGCAGGAGATGGCGACACGGGTAGAGGTTATTAGAAGTTTAGAAAACTAGTATGCCGATGCAATGCAATTGCGAGAGGCACCGCTTCCGAGAGAACAATCCGGCGCTCTCATTTGCGGGAGTAGCGAGTGCAGTAAAAGCGTACATGGCAGCCAGGGTCGAGGCGGAGAGGAGACGATTAGCAGGGATAGATGGCGGGTATTCTGCCAAGAATGGATATGTCAGACGGGACTAAGAACCAGTGGTATGAATTGACGGCAGAGGAAAAAGGGAAGTTCGATGCGTATGAATTGGAGGATGCGTTGGAGAAGATGAAAGAGTTTGGGGATTATTGGTCAAGGAAGGCACAGCAAATTAGTGGAGATGGAGATTACACAGCGGCTGATGTCGGTCAGTCGATAGAGGAAAGAAATTTATAATGTATGCAAAAAGAAAATTGGTTACCGCATGGATATGAGGTTCCGAAGAGTGCGGGCAATTACTTCAAATTCGAGAAAGGTGCTAACAAGTTCAGAGTGATGGGCGCGCCGATACTCGGCTTCCAATACTGGAATGTGCAGGGAAAGCCTGTGCGTTTGAAAGAGCAGCCGACGGAGACGCCGACAGATTTGCGCGATGGCGACAAGGTAAAGCACTTTTGGGCGTTCCCAGTTTGGAATTACAAAGTCAATCGCATCCAAATCCTGGAGATTACGCAGGTAAGCATTCAGAACCAGATGACTGAGCTGGTTACAAATGACGATTGGGGTCCGCCGCAGGACTACGACATAACGATTACGAAGAAGGGTGAGAAGCTCGATACTGAGTATACGGTGACGCCAAGCCCGCACAAAGATGTGCCTCAGGAGGCCAAAAATGCGCTTAGGAGTCTCCGCATAGACATGAATGCTCTATTCGACGGGGGCGACCCGTTTGGAGGCGCTGAGAGCGAAATTACGCGCGAGGACACGGCCGTTCAACTAGTCTATGTGGTCTGAAATCTTTTTCCACCTTCCCGACTACGTTGACGACATCCTCGCCTTTTGCGGCGTCGGGATGGAGGTGTGTGCGGCGCTGATTGCATTGTGTGTGTTCTGGCTTCTGGCCTTGAAGACAGGGTGTTTGACGTATCGTTATAGCAGGGAGATGATTAGTAGGGTGATGGCGGTCTGACGCACAAGACTGTTATTTGCGACAGATTGACAGACTAACAAAATCATTATGGTAAAGAAGATAAAACAAAGAAATGGATGCCCGCATTGCGGGAAGAAGATTGCGAACTTGAAGAACCACATTAGACGCCTTCATTCGAAGTGACGCACAATCTGTGTTTTGAGACATATGAAAATGAGATTTCACTCAATCGAGGTAGCAGATACGGAAGCCGGAAAGGTCATTCTGCTTGGATTGCATTACTCGCCTGAGAACCTAGTCAATGCAAAGCTCATCTGGGGCGAAGACGTAGAGATTACTGTGCCTCAAACTCAGGCCCAAGCATTGCCGGTTGACAGGCCACAGCGCGACCCACTCTTCGACAAAGCCGTGGCCGCGATACGGAAGGAATACGAGATTGGCGACAGCATCACGCCGCGCAAGCTGATAGAGTTACCGAACATGCATATGCCCTACGCCCGCGCCTCCGCTCTCCTAGACCAACTGGAAGAAGCGGGTGTAATTAGTGGCCCTGAGAAGGGCAAAGCAAGAAAGGTGTTATGAAAATCATTATTGAAAGGATGATAGACGACGCTATTGAACCGACGTTCGACGACTTCATTACGCACAGCAGGGAGGTGAAAGCCGACGTCGAGGTTGAAGGCGGTGTCCTCCGCATCGTGGTCGAAAATGAGATGCTTGAAACTCCGATGGAGATATTTCACGGCATCGCGTAGGTCGCAAAACTAGCATTTTCTGACAAACAACTATGAAGATACGCGGTTACAAGCAAGTAGGGTGGCCAGGTAACTGGCATGCCTATGAAGAAGAAGTGGGTTTAGTGGAATACGTGCGGCATCGCATCAGAGGGTGGCGCGCCATCCTCTGGTATTACCAGTCCAGGTGGGAAGCTTGGAAAGACGAGAATTTATAAGTCATGCCGCGAAAGCGACCGTTGTACGACGTATGAACAAAGAATACAAGGACATTATTGAAGAATGCATCCACGGCCTTGAGGAGGTGATGGTTGACGGCAAGAGCCCTCCGGATCAGGAGTTCTACGCAGCCGTAAGACTGCTGGAGGAGCGTGCGCAAGAGCGTTATGAGCTCGGGGTAAGTCTCGGGGAGATACCAAAAAACGCAAGTAAGGCAGCAAATAAAAAGAACTTGGATCGATGGGATTCTGTAGAATTTCCAATGGAAAAGAGCATCGAAGAACTGCAGTGTGAGGAGCACATTCGGCTTCTACGTGAGATTATAGAGGCAAAGAACGATGTCATCCGCTTGTACAAAGGGCGGGGCAATTACTAGCTGACGATTTACGACGTATGATACCGAAAAAAGCAGTTGTGTTGGCCTTGAAAAATGGTTGGGAGCCGGAGATAGCTGAGTTTGCTTTGTATGCAGTAGAGAATGGCAATGAAGAAGACGTTCAATGGCAGCGCATCGGTTTCGACCCTGTTTTCTGGCAGGCTCTTGGAAGAGCGCTGGGGTGGCCGTTAGATGTCTTTGATGCAATGGATGAATACGCCCGAGACAGAGGCAAGAAGTCTGGGGAACGACATTGGTTACTTACACCGCATAGTTTTCTGGAGGTTGTTCTGTTGGGTGGCAATACGGAAGAATTTTGGCAGCAGGTGTTAGACGGCGAAACGTCGCAAAAGTAAGTACTCTGCGACATACAAACATTATGGAAAACGAAGAACGTGAGACAAGAACAATCGAGATTGGGACGCAAAGGGTAGTTATCGATAAGATGTTCGGCCCTACCATCTTCGCTATGCTACGCATTACGCCTGATATAGAGTGCGGTTGGGTAATAGAGCGCAAGTGGATTAAGAACGGTGCTTGGATAGAATGGTGCGTGATACCAGCACAGATTGATGAAGAGTTTCTGGAGTAATTGCTCCATCCCTCCAAGCGTCCGCTGAATAAATCGGCTGACGCTAGAGAGATGGAGGAAAAATAGTGGCTCTGTATGAACGGGTAGAGTGTGACGATTACCATGCAACACTCCATATCTTCACAGTTGGGCGTATTAGCCTTGAGTTCGTCCAAAATCATCCAGATCAATGTGTATCTAGTTGCGGCGGTCGCTGCTGGCTAGCATTGTGGATTGTGGACGAAAGTGGTGAGGAGCGTCGAGAATTTATCTCAATCCCGCTATGGAAGTGATTGCCGCCCGCTCAGAGCGTATCTGGGCACTTTTTAAAAACTAAAACTGAGACGTATCGCCACGAGAGCTGTTTATTCAAGGATGTAAAGCAGCGCAAAAGGAAGTGTGTCACGACTTGTTTTTCAAGGCATGTAATTCGCTATAAAGCGATCTTTCGTATTGGGACAATGCTTTTCTGATAGCATTTTGCGCGTCTTTATCACTAATACTTGCAAAAATGGCATAGTTCATCGATCTCGATAGTCTTTCGGCTGCTTCGCAGAGGTAGACAGCTTTCACAATCTGCTCCTGTGTCATTCTCTCGGGACTGTAAAAGACGGTCTGACACATGGCCGCAGTTGACTGAAACACTTCAATTGCGTGTCTAATCCAAAATGCTTCCGACGCTTTAGTATCGACCATCGGTGCGAGTGGTGCCATAGATGCGTGTATCATGAACTCTCGTCTATCCATCGCTTCCCTCCTATATCAATTTATGGAGGAATCGAATCAGTCGAAAGTGGCCGAAATGAGTCGGTGTGATTGTTATCGCAAGATGCGACGTTGCGCGGCAGAGCGCATCTGGGCTTTTTTTATATG